CGCCACGATGGCGCAAGTGGACAAGGTTGAAGAGCGGGCGATGCAGGGCAGCAACAAGGTGTACCACTGGGTCTGGCTCTTCGGCGGGGCGGCCGACAAGATCCGGGCGACCTACTGGGGATCCCTCCCTGGATGGGTGAAGCGCAACGCGACTGCCGAAATCGTCGCCAAGCGCGACAAGGACTACGGCAAGTCCATGCGCATCACCATCCTCGAATGGAACGAGGTGCAGCAATGATCTGCCCGAATTGCTACCACGACGGCGACGATTACCCGTCCATCCCCGGCGTCGATGGCTCAGCCCGGCCACAGCTCACGGCCTGCCCCGAATGTGGTTCGGCAATCGTGATCGACGAATGGGACAACGCCTGCCGCCTCAGCGCCAACGCCTACATGGAACTCCCCCACTGGCTCCAGGCCGAGTTGCGGTCGATGCGGAGGTGCGGGGTGAGCAAGCTTCACAGGGAGCTTCGCGTACCCACAGGGACGTAGTGGGAAGGGGCTCGGATGCCCAAGGACTCGATTAACATGCCTCGTGCGATCCTCGCGGCCCCCGACCTTACGCCCATGGCCAAAATCGTCTACGCACTCATGGCCGACGGGAGCACTTCGAGGGGCCTTTGTAGGCTCAGTTTGCGTTCTTTGGCAGCCCAGATAAGTGTCGACAAGGCCACAATCGCGCGCGCGCTCGCCGACCTTAGAAACGTCGGCCTCATTACAGCGCAACTCCATGGCAGAGGCAAACTTACGGAACATGTCGTCCGCCGCCCAACTGTCCGCAAAGCGCGGTCACCGCAAAGCGCGTACACTTCCAAACTGTCCGCAAAGCGCATACAGTCGGGAGATGTAAGTCCTGCCCCCGAAAGCACTTGCGCCGAGGAGCCCCATAGTGTCCGCAAAGCGCGTACAGTTGAGCAGCCACCCGAAGACGTTCCAGACCAGATCATCGACCTTGCCCGGCAGTTTTTCGGCCAGCCGGCCATTGGCAGTTATCCCCTCGGGCTTTTGGGTGAGCGCATCAGCACTTACGGGGCCAATGTCGTCGAAGTCGGCTTGAAGATCGCCATCGAGGGCAACCCCTCCCGCCGCTCCTGGGCCTATCTCGACAGCATCCTCAAAAGCGGGGCTCAGCGATTCAGGGACGAACAGGGCAAGCATCGGCCCCGCCGGCGGCCCAAGCCGAAGGCCCTTCTGGACGCCGAGGAGGAGGCCGAAGCCAAGGAATCCAGGCGGCAACTGGAGGAGCTGTTCTGATGCCGGCGATGACGTGGGACCAATATGCCGAGCAAGTCGAGCCGGTGCTTCGCGATCTGTGGCCCAAATGGGACTACAACGACGAAATCGCGACCATCGTACATCGGAAAGTCAGCGGATACTTTCCTGAAACGGTCGTGAAAGCAATGCGTCGGCACCGGGAGGAATCGTTCGACGGATCGGCCCGGGTGCATCCGCGGCCCAACATCGGGACCGTCACGGAACTCTGTCGCAAAGCCGTCGAGGGCGAACGAAAGACATCGTGGCTGGATCGCCAGGTGCGTGAGCATCAGGAGCACTACTCCTGGTGGGCTCACAAGGGCTGGGAGTGCCCACCGGAACACGAGTTGCGGGCCATGATTCAAGAAGGCAGACAGACGCCGCTCCAACTCCACTGCCGGAAAGAAGTCGGCAAGATCGGGCGGATGCTGTTTCACCCGGGTTACAAGACGCGGCGGGACCTAGGCGCCGCTGAGGCGGAAAGCGAGGCAGCGGAATGATCGTCATCGGTATCGACCCGGGGCTGACCGGCGCCTTGGTTGCAATGGGGAGATTCGAGCCGATTGCCATCTCGATGCCCGTAATAGGCACAGGTAAACGCGGCCGGAGGCAGGTCGATGCAAAAGGTTTGAAGGAATGGCTGGATCGTGTCGCCGTTTTCGACGACGAACCCCCGCACGTCTTCATTGAGAAGGTCTTCGCCATGGGCCGGCATTTAGACAAAAGAACGGGGCGGATGGTCGGCCAGAGCACCATGACGGCGTTCACGTTCGGCATGGGATATGGAATAATCTTGGGCGTTGTCGAATCGCTTGGTTTCCCACACACACTCGTTTCGCCGAAGACGTGGCAAAAGGCCATGCTGCGCGATCTGGCGCACGAGGATACGAAGAAGGCATCGGTCTGGCGAGCAAACCAATTGTTTCCGCATGTGCAACTAAAACGCACGTCGCGCTCCCGCATCGACGATCACGGCATGGCGGACGCCTTATTGATCGCTGAGTACGGCAGTCGGCAACTGAGAGGCGAGAGGGTCTTTTGATATGCGGCGAGGCCCTCTGAATACCTGGCAGCTCGCCGAAGCCTGGGAGGCTGAGCATGGCGAATTACGCTGTGTGCTGTGCGGCGAGCTTCTGAAGTTGCGCGACGCCGACACGACGTGGTACAAAGGCCAACCGTTCTGCTCGGATCACGACGCCCTGCTGATTCAAGGCATGCAGGAAGCCGAAGAGGAACGCAAGCGGCAACGGCTGCCCGATCCATACTACGCGAGGTGAGTGATGATGGCCGATTGGCTTCTGTTTCTGTGGATATACGCAATGGCTTGGCTCGATCTGTTGCTCTGGCCAGTGGCGCTGATGGGAGGTGCGACGTGAATGTGTATGTAGCATCATCTTGGCGGAATGAACGACAACCTGCAATTGTCGCCGCACTGCGATCCGCAGGATACGAAGTCTATGACTTTCGTAATCCACAGGAGGATGATAGGGGGTTCCACTGGTCTCAAATAGATGAAGGTTGGCGGTCATGGACAGTAAGTCAGTTCTGCGAAGGCTTATTGCACCCCTTGGCGGACGCAGGCTACGACAAGGATATTGCCGCCCTCGAGGCCGCAGACGTTTGTGTGCTCGTTCTCCCGGCCGGGGCATCGGCGCACCTAGAAGCAGGATACCACGCCGGGCAAGGCAAGCCACTGATGATTCTCGCGACCAACGGAGAGCCAGAACTCATGTATAAGATGGCGAGTCATATCTGCGAGACGATCGACCAAATGCTTTCAGCATTGGAAATCTGGGCCGTCGATGGGACAGTGTGACATGAAATGCCAACGGTGCGGAGCTTGTTGCCGCACGCTACTCGTCGAGTGCGATTACGATGACTGCGTCCGTGAGCCGAGGCTGCTTAAGCCATCCACCAATCCGCACGGCCTATCGCTGGCGGATTTAGAAGGCGGCGAGAAGTGCATCAAGCTCTGGCGCTGTCGTTTTCTTGGCCCAGACAACCTGTGCACGATCTACGCAACGCGACCGCAGGAATGCCGCGATTTTGAGCCTGGCAACCCGAAATGCCTAGAAGCCCGCGAAGAATGCCACACGGGAGATATGCCATGACACCCGACGAACTAAAAACCGTGCTCGCAGAACATGGAAAGTGGCTGCGCGGTGATGGTGGAAAACAGGCGGATCTCCGCAGGGCGTATCTCCACGGGGCGGATCTCAGCGGGGCGAATCTCCGCGGGGCGAATCTCATCGAGGCGTATCTCAGCGGGGCGGATCTCATCGAGGCGAATCTCATCGGGGCGAATCTCAGCGGGGCGAATCTCAGCGGGGCGAATCTCAGCGGGGCGGATCTCCGCGGGGCGAATCTCAGCGGGGCGAATCTCAGCGGGGCGGATCTCCGCGGGGCGGATCTCAGCGGGGCGTATCTCAGCAGGGCGGATCTCAGCAGGGCCACGCTTAACTGGGACTCCCACGATCTGCTGGCTGAGATACTGCGACAGGCGGCCGGCGACGATATAGCCAAGCGCAAGCTGGCCGGACTCGTGCTGGTGGGTCGCGATTGGTGCTGGGACGATTTTCTCGCGTTAGATGATCCGCTGCGTGATTGGGCGCTTGATACGCTGGCGGTATACGCGACACCTGATGACGACGCGCCGGACGAAATACAGAAGCGAGCGGGAGGTGCGACGTGAGCGACATAGCCAATGAACTGCGGCGCGCAGCGCAACCTCTACATGCGCCGACGACCGAATTGATCAAAGACGCGGCCGCCGAGCTGGAGCGGCTGGAGCGGGATAATGAGAATTTGCGTAGCTTGGTAGGTGAATTGGCGACCTGGCTCAAAGACCCGCCACCACCAGCGCCGCCGGAGCACATCTGCGGCCCGGATGCCAACTGCGACTTCGATTGTATGCTCCGTGCCAGGATGTACGAGACGTTAGATAATGCCCGCGCCGCCATCCGCGCCGCAGAGGAGGTCGAAGATGAGTAAACCAGACAAGCGATTTGTACTGCGGACCAAGGCGAATCAACTGATCGGCGGACCTGATTGCTCGCTGCTCGATCCGCTCTCGCCCGACGAAGCCGATGCGCTCCGCACGCATGACTCGCAGGTGGTATGCGAGGTGATAAGCGCAACAGACATGGAGACGCTCAGATCGTCGCACCGGCAGTTGTTGAGCCTCGCCCGGTCGCTGTGCTATGTCATTGCGTCGAGAAATGGTCGGCTCGAAAGGGAGCTACGCGAATTGGTTGATGCTACACGCAAGGCGTCGTTTGCGATGACAATTCGCGAGGCGGACGCCATGATAAATGCCGCCGAGGTTATCGAGGAGGAGCAGTGATGAAAGCCTACGGCGCCATCTTCCGCGGCTGGGAAGTGCGAGCGTTCCTCGATGGAACGAAGACGCGGTACACGGTGCCGATGAAGACGCAACCGCCGGCCAGCACCAGGCGCATGGTTCCATCTCAATCCACGCGACATTGGTTGCCCGTTGTTCCTCAGGTGCGCGGCCCCCTCGGCTGTCTGGGGCGGGGGCCGCTGGATATCCAGGGTTGCGGCCAACCAATCTGCGTCAATGGGCCAATTGTCGGCGACCGCGTGTGGGTGAAGGAAACGTGGGAACTCATCCAGATCATCGAAGACACTTACTGCGGCGGATGGGATGGCGATACATGGAAGGGCTCAATTCCAAAGTACAGGCCGAACCGCTGCGCTATTCGCTATCGGGCTACAGATGATGACCCATCTGAAGGCTCATGGCGCCCATCTATCAGTCTGCCTCGTTGGGCTTCACGCTTGACGCTGGAGGTGGCGGAACTGCGGATGCGGCGAGTGCAGGACATGGGGCCGGACGACGCGAACGCAGAGGGGTGCCCGGATGAACTTGGGGGCGAATACTGCGTCGACGGAATGGACGCGAGCGTTGTCTGGTTCATGGATCACTGGGACAGACGCTACCTGCGGAAAGGTCTGGGTTGGGACCGCAACCCTTGGGTTATCGTCCGCGACGTGCGGCGAGTGGAGGAATCCGAACCATGAGCGAACAACGCATTCCGGAGCGTAGGCGCTGCCCCGTATGTGGCAATGAAGGCTATATGTTAGACGAGCCGACAGTTGACAATCGTATTCGCCAACTTGAGGCAGAGAATGCCCGCCTGCGCAGACAAGTCGAGGCGTGGGAACAGGCCGTCAATGCGTGCGAGCAAGCCATGGATGTGGACAGCCCAACGGCCTTTGGAGCCAACGCGCTCGCCCATATGTCTATTATCCGTCACCATGTGCGACTGCTTTTGGAGCGCAAACTATGAGAACGCTACAGGACATCGCGCGCGGCCTGCGTGAGCTGTCGATGAACACGGGCCGTGCCGACGTAAGCTTCTGGCTATGTGAATACGCGGGCGAACTCGACAAACACGTCGCCGAGAATGTTTGCCACGGAACCATGGGTGATAATCCGCAAAACACGCCGCGCGTGCCACCGCCGGAAGATGGTTTATACCTCGTTACGGCACAGGGCAACGTCACAATGTTTGAATGGTTTGGCCCGCCATCCGATGCCGAGGCGCTGCAGAAGTTGCCGAAAACGCAAGATGGTGTGCGCCTTGCGCCGGGCGACAGCGCATGGCACGCGCACGATCTACATGGCCGACCATGCGAACCCGTTGAAGGGAAAGTGGAATGGCATGGTGATCCGTATGCGTTTTTAACACGGCTGAGGCTCCCCGCAGGCAAGAACCTGATGGATGTTCTGTGTTATCATCCCATAGAAGAATGCTATTCCACCCGCGAGGCCGCAGAGGCGGCGGAGGATCACGATGAATGATAACATGATCGGCTGTACGTGCATGGAACCCGGATGTCTTGCCTGTAAATTGACGCTTGCCAGAGCTACGATAGCCGACTTGCGTGGCAAGGCCGAGGGGCTTGAAGCCATTGTCTCCCGCCTGCCGAAGACGGCGGACGGGGCGCGCGTCGTGCCGCTCGATAGCGCGTGGGCCATCGTCGATTTCTACGGGCGCCCATGCGATCCGGTCGAGGGTACGGTCTGTCTCGACGAGGACTGGAAAGGCTTCGCGGTGCAGCTACTCTTACCCGGCAACAACCCGGCAATGCGAACGATGAAGTACCTTCCGGTCGGCGACTGCTACTCCACCCGCGAGGCCGCAGAAGCAGCGGAGGAACAACCATGAACGGCGATCTGCGGGAAGATTTGCGAGCATTGAAAGCGGAAAACAGCCGCCTCGAATCGCAACTGTCCGACGCCCAGCGCCAGATTGCCGTGCTGACTTCGTGGGTCGATAGTGCTATCGCCGCCCTCGAACCCGTGCTCGCCGAGTATGACGCCGATGGTGAGTGCGCGCTGCCCGAGATCGTAAGCGGCGTGGTGGCGGATCTGTTGCGCCTCCGCGACGAGAACAAACAGTTGCGCCAAGCAAACGAGGAATACCGCGGCTGGGAAAACTGGCGGCATGGCCTCTGGCTTATTGGTGAGGGGGAAATCGGGCCAAGCGCCGAGTACATCGGCTCCGTTGCCGACGCCGAGGCGCTGAAGAAGCTGCCGAGGACACGGGACGGAAAGCTCGTCGTGCCGGGGATGACGCTCTATGTTTTGAAATATGGGCGCCACGCATTCTCCGCAGAAAACTTCCATTGGAAAATCGACAGTTATCCAGACCAGGCGTTTGTCCGCGGATATTGGGGCACGAGTGGCTACGACAGTGATTTTAGGTGGTCCAACTGCTATTCCACCCGCGAGGCCGCAGA